TTGGGCCTTCGTTTTCTTGTGACGGGCGGTGCAGGATTCATTGGTTCGGCGGTGGTGCGCCGCTTGATCGACGAGACGGCGCATGAGGTTTGCGTGGTCGACAAGCTGACCTATGCCGGCAATCTCGCCTCGCTCGCGCCGGTCTCGGGCAGCAACCGCTACCGCTTCGAGCAGGCCGATATCGCGGATGGCCCACGAATGCGGGCGATCCTCGCCGCGTTTCGCCCGGACATCGTGATGAACCTCGCGGCCGAGAGCCATGTCGACCGCTCGATCGACGGGCCGGCTGCCTTCATCGACACCAACATCGTCGGCACCTTCGGGCTGTTGCAGGAGGCGTTGCGCTACTGGCGCACGCTGGAGGGCGAGGCGAAGGCGCGCTTCCGCTTCCAGCACATCTCGACCGACGAGGTCTTCGGCTCGCTCGGGCCGGAGGGGCTTTTCCGCGAGGACACGGCCTATCAGCCGAACTCGCCCTATTCCGCCTCGAAGGCCGCCTCCGACCACCTCGTCCGCGCCTGGCACCACACTTATGGGCTGCCGACGCTGGTGACGAACTGCTCGAACAATTACGGGCCGTATCACTTCCCCGAAAAGCTGATCCCGCTGGTGATCCTCAATGCGCTGGAGGGCAAGGCGCTGCCGGTCTACGGCAACGGGCTCAATATGCGCGACTGGCTCTATGTCGAGGATCATGCCGCGGCGCTGCTCACGGTTGCCGAACGCGGCCGGCCGGGCGAGGTCTATGCGATCGGCGGGCACAACGAGATGGCCAATATCGACGTCGTGAAGCGCATCTGTGCCATCCTCGACGCGACCCGGCCCGATCCGGCCGGGCCGTACGAGCGGCTGATCCGCTTCGTCACCGACCGTCCGGGCCATGATACCCGCTATGCGATCGATGCCGGCAAGATCGGCCGCGAACTCGGCTGGCGGCCGCGCCACGACTTCGAGAGCGGGCTCCGGCGCACGGTGGCATGGTATCTCGCCAATCCCGGCTGGTGGGGCGACATCCGCTCCGGCGTCTATCGCGGCGAACGGCTGGGCACGGCCTGAGCCGGCGGACACATCGCGACGGCGCAATGTGGGGCACCCCGTTATTTGTCAGAGGGCCGGTGGCCGGCAAGGATCCCCTAGACACTTGAAAAGCCGAGAGGAATCGACACGGAGCGCGGCGCGAGCCTTTGACAGAAAATGATCGCGCGCGGCCCGATGAGTCGCAAACTCTGACAGAAAGCGTGCGAAACCGTCCGCGGCGCGCGCAAACCGGCCCAAAAGCCGATCAAATTGCCAGAAACTCGCGGAAATAAGGATGGAAGCCCACCACTGCGAGCTAGCGAACGGCACGTCCACTGCGGTCGGCGCTACAGATGAAAAGTTCGAACTGTCGCGATCCCACTACAGATTAGCTCTCGACACGACAGTTCCGGAAAGTTGCGCATTCTCAGTCGATTAAACAGAAACGGCGCCGGGCAGAACGCCGACGCCGGTGCTCGCGAACTGTAGCGCTGACAGAGGCTCAAACCCCGAGCGCACGGCGTTTGGCGACAGAGAATTCCTCATCGGATAGCACGCCGCGATCCCTCAATCCGGCCAGTCGCTCCAGCTCTTCAACTTGCGATCGGCCAGCGACCTGAGGCGCCTGCTCGGGCCGGCGCAAGAACTCCAGCTTGGTGATGAAGGGCTGAACTTGCGCCTTTTCGATCATGGAGATCTCCGCCCGGTTCCCAGCCGCATAGATGATCACTTTGCCCATGATCAGGCCGGTGCTGTGTTCGACCGAGGTGATCGCGCTGAAGGGGAACTCCTCGATGCGCAATCCGTAAATCAGCCCCTTGTCGACGAACACGACGCGCCGATGTGTGGCGATGAGCAGCCCGTTACGATTCTTGTAGAGCCCTACGAGCGCGGCATCGACGCGCTCGTCATCAGCGAGCACCTTTGGAAGATAGCCAACTTCTCGGAATGTGAGCAGGCGATCAAACGGCGCCACTGATTTTAGCTGGGCTTTGATTTCTTCAACCGTCGCCATGTCACGCAACTCCTAGATGATATTGTCAGCCCAAAATAGTCGCCCGATGACGGTGATGCGTTCAGCATCTGCCGCCGATATTTCTTCGGGCGCATACAGTTCCTTGTTGTCGGAAACGAGCACGACCCGACCATCCATCTTGCGCTGGATACGCTTGGCACGAAGCCCATCCGGCGCTCTCAAAACGTAGACTTTGCTATCGATGAGGTCGCGCTTGCTGATGTCCATAAGAGCCATGCGACCGTCAGCGACGGTGGGACGCATGCTATCGCCGTCAATGCGAAGGGCGCGAACATTCGCAGGCTCAACGCCCAGGCTGCGCAGCTCTGCGGCTGAAAAGGCGAAGTATCCGACGATGTTCCCGTCGAGGTAGTTTTCAATGCCAGCGCCGGCTTCAGCGCGAGCGTCAAGAATCGGTATCTGCACGACTTCAGTCTGAGGCTGATCGCTCTTTTTCGAGACGTTATCGCTCGAACCTGAGCCGTCGATTAGCCATTCCAGAGACACTCCGCAGATTCGCGCGATGTCGATGAGATCGAGGAGCGATGGCGCGGTCTGCGCATTCGCCCATCGGTCCACCGTTGCCCGCGCCCGTCCCGATCTCCTGACGAACTCGCTTATTCCCCCAACCTTTTTAAGGGCTTGGGAGAAGCGCTCGGCGAAGCCAGCCAATTCTGATTTGGCGTCCTGTCTCACTATCGGGCCAATGTCTCAGAAAAATCTTGACTGCATGTCTCAGTTATGAGCTACTGACACAAGCAACAGCGTCAGAAGTGGTTAACATGCCTTCTGACGCATGACGAGAGTGAGACATGCGGGTGGGTTGGCATCCCCAGGACATCATGGCTGCGGTGAGGAAGCGGGGTTCCAGTCTTCAGCGCCTTGCCCGCGAGAACGGCTATTCGCGGAATACGTTCAACCGAGCGCTCAAGGAGCGTTTCCCGAACGCTCATGCCGTGATCGCGGATTACCTCGGTGTCAGCCGTGGCGACCTCTGGCCCGAATGGTATCGCAAGGATGGTTCGCCGCGTTTGCGGTCCCGCTCCGATCTGCGCCGTCCGTCGAACGCAGGAGCGCAGCTTTGAGCCGCGCCTTCAAGATCAGCTCTGAGCAAACGAGCGGCTGGCTATCGGCCCGGGAGATCGCAGAGGCTCGACTGCCCGACATGTCGGGCCATCGTGTCAACGTATCGAGCTGGATTTCCAGTATCGCGGCGAAATCTCCTGACCTCGTGCGTCCCCGCGCCGGGCGGGGCGGCGGATTGGAAGTTTCCGTGGAAGCTCTGCCACTCGCTGCGCGTAGAGAATTAGCCCGTCGCGCCCATGCAAATGTCGAGCGCACCGCCAACGTCGTCGAGATCGATCCGGCCACCGAGCACGAGGCAAACAAGCGTCAGATCGCGGTCCGGACCATCGGCCATCTGACGGCCCGCCAACGTCAAGTCATGGAGGCCCGAGCCTCGGTTCTCCTCGCGATCGAGGCCGTCGCGCTTTCGACGGGCATCGGCAAAGACCGCGCAATTCAAGCGCTCGTAGCCAATGCCTCCGCCGGCCGCCTCGACGCGGGTCAGTTCGCGGCCATAGTCACCGCGAACGATCGCGGCGACGGCGCCGTGTTGAGCTACCGGACGGTGTATCGCTGGTTCAAGGCCCGCGAAGAACTGGGCTTGGCCGGACTCGCCCCCGCTGTGACGCGCCAGAAGGCCGATCTGCCGGCTTGGTTCGACGACTTCCTGCGCCACTACGCGAAACCGACGAAGCCCTCGATCGCCGAGGCGCTGCGAGAGTTTAACAAGACGCTCCCGACCGGCTCTGTCAGGCCGACAGAGGCGGCCGTGCGCCGGTGTCTCAAGAAGATGCCGCAGCTAGAGCGATTGAAGGGTCGCGAGGGCAAGCTCGCCCTTCGCGCCCGGCTCGCCTACACGGCCCGCGATACATCCGACCTCCTGCCGACCTCCGTCTATGTCGCAGACGGCAAGACCTATCCGGCGGAAATCGGCCATCCGATCCACGGCCAGCCCTTCCGGCCGGAGATATCGACGATCGTGGACGTCGCGACGCGACGGATTGTCGGCTGGTCGGCAGCGCTCGACGAAAACACCTTCGGCGTGGTCGACGCATTGCGTCGCGCCTGCGCCTTCGCCGGCATTCCGGCAATTTTCTACACCGACCGAGGCCCGGGCTACAAAAACAAGGCGATGAACGCCCCTCTGACGGGTTTTCTGTCGCGAGCCGGCATCACGCCGATGCACGCTCTGCCGTACAATTCGCAGGCGAAGGGCAATGTCGAGCGCCTGAACCAGCTCTACAACGCCTCGGCGAAGAAGTTGCCGACGTACATCGGCAAGGACATGGACAAAGAGGCCAAGCTTGTCGTCTTCAAGACGACGCGCCGGGATCTCGCCGTGACGGGTACGTCGCGCCTGTTGCCCGGATGGGACGCTTTCCTCGAACACGTCGAGGAAGACATCCAGTCGTACAACGACCGGCCTCATTCCGAGCTGCCGCGCTTCCGCGACCCACAGCTCGGGCGCACGCGCCACATGACCCCGAACGAAGCCTGGGCGGCGAAGCTCGCGGGTTTCGAGCCGATCATTCCCGACGAGGCCGAGCTGGACGATATGTTCCGGCCCTATGCGGTGCGCAGGACGCGTCGCGCTCTCGTCGACTGGCTCGGAAACTCGTATTTCGCGATGGCGCTGGAGCCCTATGACGGGCAGGACGTCATTGTCGGCTATGACATTCGCGACGCCTCCCGCGTGTGGGTTCGCGAGATCGAGGAAATCGACGACGAGCGCGTCCCCGGGCGCCTGATCGCCATCGCCACCTTCGAAGGTCACAAGACCCGCTACGTCCCGGTGGCTTACGAGCAGGCCGCGATGGAGCGTCGCGCGAAGGGTCGCCTCGGCCGGCTCCAGAAGAAGCTCAATGTTGTCGGTCAGGAACTCAATCCGAACCGCCTTCTCACCCTCACGCCGGTCAATCCGGTTCCCGAGATCGCGCCGATCGGCGCGATGACGCTCACGGCAAGCCCGGTGACGGTCGCGGACGATCATGTCTCGCGTACGTCCGCACCGCCCGCGCTCCTGGCAGCGTCCCCCGCTGTCGCCGACGATCGGCGCCCGGCCTTCCACGATGATGTTGCGTTCGCTTCGTGGCTTCTGGCGCACCCCGATCAGGCCACGGCCTCCGACGTCGCGCTGCTGCGCGATCTCCTGACCACGCACTCCTCAAACGAACTGCTCCGAATGTCGGGGCTCGATCTCGACGCCCTGAGAAGCATCGCGAGATCGACCCCGTCACTCGGAGCCTGAACGGGAACAAGCCTAGATGAAGAACGCATTCGTGGAAACCGAGAATGTCAGGCGCTTCCAAAAGGCGCTGACGGCGCTTGAGCGTCGCGGCGCACAGGAAGCCTGCCTGATGGTCAACGACGGGCTGCCCGGCCTTGGAAAGACCACCGCCCTGCACCGCTGGGCAACGCAGACCGGCGCCATCTTCGTGCGCGCCAAGAAGGAATGGACGCCGAGCTGGTTCCTCAACGACCTGCTCGCACAGTTCCGCATCTCGCCGCCTCACTCCTACCAGAAGCGCTATGCGACCGCCCTTGAGGCCATGCTGCAGCAGCAGACGGCCTGCCTCGTGCAGAAGAAGACCTTCGCCGTCGTCATCGACGAGGCCGATCACATCTCGCGCAACTCGCGGATCATGGAGAGCATTCGCGATTTCTCCGACATGGGCGATATCGTCTTCATCCTCGTCGGCATGGGCAAGATCCGCGACAACCTGACGGCTTTCCCGCAGGTCGCCAGCCGCATCGGCCAGTATGTGCGCTTCGAGCAGGCGACGCGGGACGATGTCGCGGCGTTCTTCAACGTCCGCTGCGAGGTTCCGGTCGCCGATGACGTCATCGACTTCACGCACCGGGTCACCAACGGCTTCAACCGCGAGATCCTTGAGGCAATGGCGACCGTCGAGCGTGTCGGTCGACGCAACGGCGGCAAGCCGGTCGATCTCAGCCAGCTCGCCGGGCAGGCGCTGGTCAACGACCGCCGCACGGGCGCGCCCATCATCGTGCCGGGAGCGCTCTGATGCTGCCGGTCCATGCCACGCATCAGATTGCGGTGCTCGGCAACATGGGCACCGAGGCAGTCACGCTCGACGAGCTGGACGCGCGCTTGCCGATGATCGGGCGCGCCGCGATCGTCGCGGCGGCCGGGCGGTTGGTCGCGCGCGGCTATGTCGAGCGGCAGGAAGACGGCGTCTACAAGCTGTCGCAGGCCGGTATCGACGGCCTGAAGGACGGAATGAAGATCGGCGGCGACCCTCAGAAGCGCCGTAAGAACCCCGTCTATGCCGACAGCCTGCGTCAGCGCGCCTGGAAGGCCATGCAGCTTGAGGGCCGCTTCACAGTTGGGTCGCTCGCGCAGCTCGCCATTCGCGCGGAGACGGACGGCGAAGACAGTATCCGGCGCTTCTGTCTCGCGTTGACGCGCGCAGGCTACCTCGCGGAGCTGCCGACGCGCGTGAAGGGCGAAGTCGCCGGCTCCAATGGCTTCAAGCAGTGGCGCTTGATCCGCAACACCGGAGAGATCGCTCCCCGCTACGTCGCCGCCGGCAAGGCTTTCCATGATCGCAACGACGGGAAGGTCTACCCATGTCGGTAAAGACCTATCCTCAGCTCGACGACGAGGCCATGGCGCTGCTGCGCCAGCGCCTTGCTCATCACGGTGGTTCACGCTCCGCACTGGCACGTGAGCTGGGAATGAGCCGATCGGGCGTCAGCCAAGCGCTTGATGGTCGCTATCCCGCCAACACGGCGCAACTGCGCGCCCGGATCGTCGAGAAATTCCTCGATCGCCTCGTCTGCCCGTATCTCGGCCGCGAGATCGCGCCGGGCGATTGCCGGGCGGCCCGCGAACGTCCTCTGACGGCCTGCATGGGCTCTCCCGACGACGTCAAGCACTGGCAGGCCTGCCAGTCTTGCCCCCAAAACCCGAAAAGGACCACGCCATGATGAAGGGTATCTTCAAGGTCGCCTGTGCCTTCGGGGCGATGGCCGCGCCGACCTATGGCGGCTGGCTCTGGGGGCAGGTCAACAATCTCGAAGCCGGCATGGTGATCCTCTGCCTTGGCGCGGGTGTTGGCGCGGCCTGCATGCACGGCTTCGCCACCGTCGATCGGCGCGAGGTCTGACCATGGAATTCGGTCAGCTCAGCACCATGATCGCGACGCTGCGCGAGATGTTCGACGCCAATCCTGACGGCATGACGATCGACGCCGACCTGTCGCGGATGCTCGGCGAGGGTTTGCGTGACATGCACCGCGCGTCGCTCAAGCTGGAACAATGGGTTTTGCAGCACGTCGAGACGTTGCACGACACAGCCGCTGTTGGCCTCGGTCGCAGCACTCGGCCGGTACCGCCCCACATCGACAACGTCATCGTCTTCCCGCTTCCGCTGCGCCCCAGCCCGATCGGCGGAGGGACGGCATGACCGAGGACGTCTTCGCCCTCAACCGGGAAGTCGGCCGCATCCTGTCGCTGCGGCGTGCTGCTCGCGATGAGCCGACAGAGACGTCCGTCTCCATCCTGACAGCAGTCGACGCGCTGACCGGCGCGGACGTTGATCGCGATCTTCGCGACCTCGCCCGACAGGTCAATCGCCAGCACAAGCTGCCTCGGCATCACGGCCGGGACGGTCTCTTCCTCACCCATCTCGAACAGGCGCTGCGCAACCTCGCGCTTCGTCCGGTCACGCCCCGCTTCACCTATCCCAGCCGAGGACATCGCAATGCAGACTGAAACCGCCACCGCTCCCGTCACCCCGAAGGCGCCTCCCGGCGCGCAGGAGATCAACGGCAAGCTCTACATGGAAGACGGCCGTGGCCAGCTTACGCCGATCGAGGCAATCAAGCCGCAGGATCTTCTGATGGACGAAGTCGTGCGCAAGATCTCCGGCTATGCCGTGCCGCTGGCGGCCGAGCTGACGCGCTTCAAGGGCCATTCCTTCGACGACGTCGACGGGTTTATCGGACTGCTGGCCCAGCAGTACGGCGTCAAGCTCCGCAGCAAGAAGGGCAACCACACGCTCACTACGATCGACGGGCTGAAGATGGTCCAGGTCGCTGTGTCCGAGAGCATCGACTTCGGTCCCGAGCTGCAGATCGCGAAGGAAATCGTCGACGAGTGCCTGCGCGATTGGTCTGCCGATGCCAGCGCTCAGATCCGCGCCATCATCACGCGCGCCTTCAACGTCGATCAGGAAGGCAAGATCAACCGGAACGAAATGCTATCGCTGATGCGGCTCGATTTCGAGGACGAGCGTTGGCAGCGCGCCATGACTGCCGTCCGCGAGAGCATGCGCGTCTCGGGCTCGAAGCGCTATCTCCGCGTCTACGAGCGTGACCGGCCGGACGGTGAGTGGAAGGCCGTCGTGCTGACCCTCGCGGCGGCGTGAGGGTGGCTGGCATGTGGACCGCCTCCGATCACCAGCACTTCAATGATGAGGCAAACCGCCTGACATTGCGCACGTCTACGGACCTGCTGGCCGATCTTGAGCGGCTGAGCAATCAGTACGACGCCAATGTTGGCCTGACCATCGTGTTAGACGCGGCCCTCTCCTCGGCCGTCGCCATGGTGCGCAGCGCGATCATCGCGACGAATACGAGCCTGCCCATCGAGCAGGTCATTCGCGGCCGGCTGGAGCATGTTTTCAGCCTCCCCGTGCGGCTGCACGAACGCCTCGCGGACGGATCTGTCGATCCGCTCGGCTCCGCCCTCAACTGAGGAATTGCTATGCCCCGGAAGGTATCGTTCCACGGCAATACTCTCGTCCTGAACGACGAGACGCCCACCGTGAAGGTCGGCGATCGTGTCCGCTACATCGTCCACGACTGGCTGGAAGGCGAACACACGCTGTCCGGCGAGGTAGTCTCGCTCAGCTCCCTGAAACCGAACGCGGTCAGGGTGAAAATCGGCCGCAACGGCGAGACCGACATCGTCCACGACGTCCTGCTGGATGCTCTGACGGTGGTGGCGCCCGTGATCCCTCTCAGGGGAGATCGTTGATGATGCGCCCCTTCAGCAAGCCGGAGGAGCGCGCCCTGGTGAAGCTTAACGGCTTCACCGGCGAGACGAAGCTCGATGTCAGCTATGACCGGCCGTCGATCTATGAGCGGCTGGCCGATCACGGTCTTGTCTCGATAACCTTGAGCCATCGCCGGAAGCGCGCCCGTCTGACGAAGACGGGACGCTACTTCGCCCAGCTCGTCGCGGCGAGGGAGGGCCGTTCCTGATGTTCGGCCTATCCCTCAACCGCCGCGCGGCCGCCGTGCTCGCCTTGGCGCTCTCGATGGCGCCGGCCCATGCCGAAACCATCGACGGCTCGCGCATCGTCATCATCGACGGCGACACTGTCGCCCTGCCGGGCGGCGAGCGCATCCGCCTGCTGGATATCGACGCGCCCGAGTCCTTCCGCTCGGCCTGCGAGGCCGAGCTGGTCGCCGGGCTCAAGGCCAAGGAACGGCTGGCCGGACTCCTGCGCGGTCAGGACGTCACGATCGAGCGCGGCGGGCGCGATGTGTACCGTCGCACCTTGGCTCGGTTCTTCACAGAGGACGGCGATGTCGGCGAGATCATGCTTCGCGAGGGGCTGGCGCTCCGCTACGTGCCGGGCCGGAAAGCCGAACGCACGGCGCATTGGTGCGGAGGCCGGCGATGACCCCGCGCGAGCGTCTGAAGGCCAAGATCGCCGCCCTGCAGGCGAAGACGGAAGCGGCCGGCTGCACCGAGGCCGAGGCGATGGCGGCTGCTGCCCTCGCTGCCCGGCTGATGGCCGAGCATGATTTCGAGCAGACCGATATCGAGATGACCGAGGCGGCATCGCCCGGCGGGGCGGGGCCGCGCATCACATGGCGCGATACGCTGTCGGCCGGCATCGCCTTCGTCACAAACTGCGACATGATCCGGCGTCAGGATGTCAACGACGTCCTGTTCATAGGGCGGGAGCCAGGGCCGGACATCGCGGCGTATCTTCGCGATGTCTGCTTCCGCGCAGTCGATCGTGCCGTTCGCGAGTTCAAGGCATCTTCGCACTACACGAGGCGCCGGAAGCTCGCGACCCGCCGTCAGGCCGCTAATGACTTCATCAACGGCATGGTCACGCGGCTGGTCTCGCGTCTGTACGAGCTGTTCCGCCCGGTCATCAACGAGACGGCGCGGGAAGAAGCCAAGCAGGCTTTGGCGCGCCGCTTCAGCGGCGAAATCACCATGCGTGACATCAGCCCGCGTAAGACTCGCTTTTCCGGCGCCCGGCTGGCCGGCTGGCGCGCCGGTGCCGATGTCACCCTTCACCACGGCGTTGGCGGCTCGGCCGCCCCTAAACTGATCGGGGGCGGCAAATGATGGGGCTAACCGAACGCCAGTCGGATTGTCTCCGCTTCGTGCGGGCACGGCGCACCGCCGGCATGCCGGCTCCGAGCTATAGCGAGATCAGCCGGCACCTCGGCGTCACCCGATCGAATGTCCACCGGCTTGTGCATGGGCTCATCGATCGAGGTTATCTGCGCTTCCTGCCGAACCGTGCCCGCACACTCGCGCTGGTCGAAGAACCCGGCATAGCCGATCAGCAGGCGGTAGCGATGTTGATGCGGCTTTATCGGGCCTACGTGAACACGCTCGAAACTGGCCGCGACCGCATCGTTACGCTTGGCGGCACATGTGATCCGGTCGAAGTCATGGAGCGGTCGGACCCGGCCTTGATCGCCGTCCGGTCCTTCCTCGGGGATGTCGCGGAGCCGCAGGGATGACTGCTCGCGGCGCCCAGCTCCCGGCGGTCGCCCCGCTCTTCTCGTGGCCCGAGCTGGTCGCGATCGAGGAGATGGAGCGCGAGCGCCGGGCGCTGAAGGCCCGCATCGAAAGGCTGCCTCGCTGCAGCTACCGCCGGGCGCATCTGACCGTCCGGCTTCAGGAACTCACCCACCGTTCACTCGTCGCGCGGATCGAGCTGCGCCAGAGGTGCCGATGACCCGGAACGTCATGATCGCCAAGGTTCACGTCGCGCGGAAGCAGCTCGACATGGACGAAACCGCTTATCGCGAGCTGCTGACGCGCACGACGACGAAGTCCAGCGCCGGCGACTGCGACGAGGCCGAGCTGGACCGCGTCCTTGCCGAGATGAAGCGTCTCGGCTGGAAGCCGGCGACGAACCCGGCGGCCTCTGGCCGGTGCCCGTCCGAGAAGCCGCATGTCAGGAAGATCTTCGCCTTGTGGGGCTCGCTGGCCCGCACCGCCGCCATCAAGGACGGCTCCCGCGCTGCCCTCGTCGCCTTCATCGAGCGTCAGACCGGCGTCTCTCATCCCGACTGGCTGACGGCCGCACAGGCGAACAGTGTCACCGAGGCGCTGAAGGCGATCCAGCAGAGGAGCGGCCGAAAGTGACCGAACGCCTCTCCTATCAGGATCTCGATCGAGACGAGCTGCTGGCTTTGCTCAGCCGGCGCGTCCTCATGATGTCGCAGGCCGACCTGCTTTGGGCGAAGTGGGAGGTCAACAGCCAGCGCGCGATTGACGCCTTCAAGGAATACATGGCTGCGGGCGAGGAAGCCCATCGCGCCCTCGTCGCTTACACCCGAAAGCGAAACTCCAGATCCCTCGCCGATCTCGAAGCCGCGCAGGCTAAAGAGAAGCGCCTGCGAGCGAAGCATGGCCGGCTGGACCGGCTGGAGCGCGATCTCTTCCGCCGTCATCGTGAAGCCCGCGAGGCCTGCCTATGAACCAGCCCGTCACTGTGTCCGATCACGCGCTCGTCCGCTTCCTTGGTCGCGTCGCCGGCGTCGATGTCGATGCCATGAAAGGCGTTATCGCCGGCTCTCTCGATCGTGCCCGTCGGGCGGCCGGGCAGATTGGAGCCACCGACTACACGGTTCGCGCTGATGGCATGGTCTTCGTCGTCCGCGACGGCGTCCTTGTCACCATCCACGATAAGCCGAAGGTGCGTCGATGATCGAGCCCCGCGTCGGCGACTTCCTCGATAGCCTTCAGCCGATCGCCTCGGAGATGAGCCCGGCCGTCGTCATGGATCTGGTGAAACACTTCGCTGGCCGGCGCCTCTATGTCCCGGGACGCTGGCGCGAGGAACTGGACATCAACGTCCTGGGCGACGACTACGCCCGCCGGCTCTGCGAGCTGTTCGGCCCGGAGCGGATCGACATCGCCCGCTGCCCCTTCACGCGCAAGGCCCTGCAGCGCTTCGCGAAGGAACTGGCAGAACAGGGGATGCGTTCCGGTGAGATTGCGCATAGCCTTGGCGTCTCGTATCGAACGATCGAGCGAATCGCGACCAGCACCGTCTTGACGAAAGCTCGTCGCCGGCCTGTTGATGAGCGCCAGATCGACCTCGTCGATTGGTTGTCAGCCGCCGAGGGCTGACCCGCCGACGCTGTCGGCTCCGAATTCCCCCGCCACCGTGACCAAGCTCCGCGACTGTTTCGGGTCGTGGAGGCGTCATGTCTGGAGAGGCGAAAGTGGTGGACCGGCTCGGGCCGGGAATCCTGCGCGCCATCGTGACGCCGCACCCCGCCGGGCCGATCCGCAATCGTCAGATCGCCATCATCGACGCGGTCGGCTCGGCACTCCCTTCCGTCTTCCGCGCCTATGACATCACCCGTGCTCTGCGGGTCGCGCACTTCCTCGCGCAGGCTGCTCACGAGTCGGACGGCTTCTGCACGCTGGAAGAGTACGGTGGCGCGGCCTATTTCGCGCGCTACGACGGCCGCACGGATCTCGGCAACACCAAGCCCGGCGACGGCGCCCGCTATCACGGTCGCGGCATTTTCCAGCTCACCGGCCGGGCGAACTATCGTCGCTTCGGCGAGCTGCTGGGGCTCGATCTGGAAGGCCGCCCGGAACTGGCGGCTGATCCGACCACGTCGCTGAGTATCGCTGGCGTGTACTGGAACGAGCGCAAGATCAGCTCGGCGGCCGATGATGATGATCTTGTCCGCGTCACCCGTCTCATCAACGGCGGTCGCAACGGCCTGAAGGAGCGCGGGCAGTATCTCGCCATCGCCAAACGCGAAGTAGCGGCGCTGGTTGCGGAGGGCGTTGCGGCCGACGCGACCCACCGCACTGTCCTACGTCGCGGTTCTACCGGCCCTTCCGTCGAGCACCTTCAGGCCGTCCTGCGGCGTGAGGGCTTTCCCGTCGCCATTGACGAGGATTTCGGCCCCGCCACGGAACTGGCGGTGAAAACCTTCCAACGCCGCGCGGGTCTTCTCGCGGACGGCATTGTCGGCCCTTCGACCTGGGCCGCTCTTTTCCCAAGCAAGGAGGCTTGATTGTTCCAGTTTCTTTTGATCGCCCTGATGTTGCTCACCGCCCCCGCAATGGCGTCGACCGTGGTCGATGCATCGCCCGTCGTGCTTTGGCTCAAGCCTTGGATCGATGCGGCGGCGTCCACCATCATCATGACGGTGGTCGGCTTTGTCGGTATCTGGGCGCGTCGCTGGTTCGGGCTGGAAGGCGAGGCGCGGATGCGCGAGGCGCTTCACTCCGCCTTGACGACGGCCGCGGGCGCCGCGATCTCCGATCTATCCGTAATGGCGACCCGCAAGCTCTCCCGGATCGAGGTCGGATCGGAGAATGTGGCGCAGGCGGTGAGCTACGTGCTGCGCGCGACCCCCGACGCTGTCCGCTTCTTCGGCCTTACGGATGACCGCATCGCCGAAATGGTGCGCTCCAAGATCATCCAATTGCTGCCGATCGACGAAATCCTGCCGGCGAAGGCGTAACGCATGTCTCATGAGCTTGCCGAAATCCGCGAGCGCCTCGCCCGGATCGAGACCACACAGGCCTTCCAGAACGGCGTTCTTGAGAAGATCGACGGCAAGCTCGATGCCGTCGATCACCGCCTGAGCATCGTCGAGACCAAGGCGGCGGGCTATGGCACCATAGCCGGTGGCCTGATGGCGGTTGCCGTCTCGCTGGTATCGGCGAAGCTGACGGGCAAGGCGTGACGCTCGCATGGCACACGGCGCCGAGACGCGGCGTGAGGCTCGCAAGCGATATGTCTTCGAGCGTCAGGCCCTCCCCACCATCGAAATCGGACTAGGCGTCTCGGAAGCGACGCTGCGGCGCTGGAAACGCGAGGCAGCGGCGCAGGGCGACGATTGGGATGTCGCCCGCTCGGCCAACACCGTCGCCGGCGAAGGTCTCGACAAGCTCGTGACCGAGGTCGTTCAGGACTATGTCGTGCTGCATCAGGCGACGATCGAGGATCTGCGCCACGCGGCCAACATGGCGGCCGGCGACAAGGCCAAGATCCTGGCTTCGCTCGCGGACAGCTTCAACAAGACCGTCAACGCCGCCGGTCGCGTCTCGCCGAAAATCTCCGAGCTTGGCGTCGCCATGGATGTCCTGAAGCGCTTGGGCGACTTTGTCGGCCGGGACTATCCGCAGCTCGCCCCCAGCCTGCTCGAAATGCTGGAGCCGTTCGGTCAGCACCTCGCGGAGGTGTACGGCCGATGACGAACGTTGCCGACCGTTTTCCGGGTATCACGAGGGCTGCCCTTGAGATCGCCTACAGCAACGGCGGCATCACCTGCGTTCGGACGCAACAGCGGATGCTGGGCCAGTTGAGCCGGTGGCTCGATCGACAGCCCGCCGAGATCCTGCCGGCGATCGACGGATGGCTCTTCGCCCTGTCCGACGAGGATCTGCAGACGGTTTGCGACGGCGAACAGTCCGACGCCGAGGCCGTCCTGCAGTTCGCGCCTCCCTTTACCGACAAGCTGCTCAACGACTATTTCGACGAGGTGTGCTGATGGGCAAGATCCTGAAGGACGCGACCGTCCACCGCCGCGAAGTCACAGTTTCGTTTACCGCCCATGAGGTTCAGGAACTCCTGACCCGCGAGGCCGCGCGCATCGCGGGCGTCGATGAGGCCGAGTGCAAGCTGTCGATCGAGCAGGAGAAGGAAGGGTCGCCGTCCTATTCAGTCGAGCGCTGGAAGGCTTTCGTCAATCTGACGGTCGAACTCTGACGGGGGTCAAGCATGATCCCCAGCCTGAAAGGCAAGCAGCTCTCCCGCAAGCAGTTCGCCGACGAACTGGCGGGCCTGCAGTCCAGCCTGCGCAATCGGATCGAGGTCGCGGTCGAGAGCTTCCCGACCGACGAGGCAGCGCGGCAGGAGCGCCGGCGTAAGGTCTTGGATCCGGTCCACGGCTTCGAATTCTTCGCGAAGACCTATTTCCCGCACTACATCAAGAGCGGACCGTCGCTCCTGCATCAGCACCTCTATGCCGATCTGCCTGCGATGTTGACGACGCCGGCCGGACCGGACCGCAAGGGCCACCGCAAGCTCAAGATTGCCCCACGCGGCGCCGCGAAGTCGACGCTGACTTCGCAGATCTTCGTGATGTGGGTCGCGCTGCAGCGCTTGAAGCGTTTCGTCGTCATCGGCATGGACACCTACGACCAGGCCGCGCTGATGGTCGAGGCGATCAAGGTCGAGTTGGAGAGCAATCCGCGCATCGCCCACGACTTCCCCGAGTTCGCGGGCGCCGGCCGGCGTTGGCGCGAGGGTGAGATCGTCACCCGCAACGAGGTGATGATCCTCGGTGCCGGCGCCCGTCAGAAGCTGCGCGGCCGGCGCTTCGGCCCCTACCGCCCGGATCTCGTCCTGCTCGACGACATCGAGAACGACGAGAACGTTCTGTCGCCCGAGTACCGCAAGAAGCTGGAAGCATGGATCGAGCGCACGGTCATGAAGCTCGGCCCCCCGGACGGCTCCATGGACCTCGTCATCGTCGGCACCGTCTTGCACTACGACGCCGTGCTCATTCGGATGTCGCGCAAGCCCGGCTTTCAGGTCGCGCACTTCAAGGCGGTGCAGAAGTTCCCCGATCGCATGGATCTGTGGGACCGCTGGCAGGAAGTCTTCCTCAATGCCGGCGAAGATGATGCGCGCGCCTTCTACGCCGCCAACAAGGCCGCGATGGATGCCGGCGCCATCGTCAACTGGCCGCAGGTCGAATCCCTCTACGCGCTGATGGTCGAACGGGCTTCGTCCGAGACTGCCTTCATGTCGGAAAAGCAGGGCGAACCGATCTCCGAGGACAGCCCGTTCCGCCAGATCCCGTTTTGGGTGGTCAAGCTCTCGACATGGACGCTCTTCGGCGCGGTCGACCCGTCGCTCGGACGTCATGGCCATCAACGCGATCCGAGCGCCATCCTCGTCGGCGGGCTCAATCGTGACACCGGCGTTCTCGATGTTGTCGAGGCGTCGATCGCCAAGCGCCTGCCGGACGTCATCATTGCTGACGTCATCGCGCTCGCGAAGCTCTGGCGCCCGCAGCTCTGGTTTGTCGAGGCCGTGCAGTTTCAGGAGTTCCTGCGCACCGAGATCATGAAGCGCGCGGTGCTGGAGCAGGTCGCGCTGCCGGCGGTTCCGGTCATTCCCGTCGCCGACAAGGCCCTGCGCATCCAGCGCCTGCAGCCGCCGATCGCCGCTGGCTTGATCCGGCTGCACGCCTCGCAGACCGCTCTGCTGGAGCAGCTTCGGCAATGGCCGTCCGGTGCCCATGACGACGGTCCCGACGCGCTCGAAATGCTCTGGAGCGGCGCCATCAGCTACGGCGGCGCGGGGGGCGTTCCCGGCCAGCAGATCCTGACCGCGCGCGGCAATCGCGGCCGAACCTTTGACGGATACCGATAATGGCCGACACTGACGTCACGAACTCCGCCGATGCCGCCGAGGCTCGCAAGAACCTGCCGGCCAACGCGCGCAACCTGATCGCGACGGCGCGCAACGACATCACCATTCCGTATTTCACGACGGTAATGCAGCCGGTCGACGACACGCTGATAGCGCGTGGCGGCGGCAAAGGCTTGAAGATCTATGACGACATCGAGCGCGATACCCACGCCTATGCCGTCCTGCAGAAGCGCAAGTTCGCGCTGATCGGACGGAATTGGGAGATCGACCCAGCGTCCGAGTCGGTGCTGGACAAGCGTGCCGCTGCTTTCGTCGAGTCGGTGCTGACCCGCATCAACTTCGACCAGCTCTGCCTCGATCTGCTCGACGCCACGCTGAAAGGCTATGCCGTCGCCGAGATCGTGTGGATGCGCGACGGCAATCAGATCGTGCCCGAGCGCATCGTCGCGCATGATCAGCGCCGTTTCACCTTCGACGCGGACTGGCGCCCGCGCCTGCTCACCATGGCGGCGCCGCTGGAGGGCGAGGAGCTGCCTGAGCGGAAGTTCATCGTCCATCGCTTTGGCGTGAAGGGGAACAATCCCTTCGGCCTCGGCCTCGGTTCGAAACTGTTCTGGCCGGTGCTGTTCAAGCGCGAGGGTGTGGCCTTCTGGCTCACCTTCCTTGAGAAATTCGCCAGCCCGACGCCCATTGGCGAATACCCGCTCGGTACGCTGCCCGAGGATCAGAATCGGTTGCTGGCGAACCTGCAGGACATGGTCCAGGCGGGCGCGATCGTCGTGCCGCAGGGAACCAGCGTGAAGTTCCTCGAGGCGGCCCGCGCCGGTCAGGCCGGCTATGAGGAGTGGTGCAAGTATTGGGATACGCAGATGGCGCTCTGTGTATTCGGTTCGACGCTCGCGACCTACGTCGAAGGGCAAGGCTCCCGCGCCGCCTCCGAAACCCACAAGGAGGGCGAAGAGCAGATCATCGACAGCGATGCGGATCTGCTGACCGACACGCTGTTCAGCGGCTTCTTCAAATGGTTGGTCGAGTACAACGTGCCCGGCGCTGGCATCCCGACCGTGCGTCGCATCCGGCCGAAGAATGCCCTGCAGCATGAGGAGCTGCGCAAGAAGCGCGCGGATAACATGAAGGCCGAGCTGGCCTTGCTGTTCGATCTGGCGGGGCGTGTCCCCCCGGAGAAGCTCGCCGAGACGGCTGCGGCGCTTGCGGGCGTCGACCTCATGCCGCAGATCCCGATCGAGGTTCTGCGCAAGCTCGCCCCCGATCTGGCCCGCGCTCGCGTCAACCTTGCCGAAGCTGCCCGTCGCGGCGAGATGCCGATGCCCGGCAGCGAGACCAGCCCGGAAGCCGATCACGTGCGTCAGATTGCCTTCGCCAATGGCGATGCCTCTGACGCCCACGACCACGGCATGACCGACCTCGCGGAGCAGCTCGGCAGCCTCGCGGAGCCGGCCATGGCCGCATGGATCGACCGCATCCGGGGTGAGCTGGACGATGCCGCCGCAGCCGGCGAGGATCTGGCGCAGTTCAGCGCGCGGCTGCTCACGCTGGAGCCGTCACTGACCATCGACCCGCTCGCCAATATCATCGCCGACGCCTTCACGGTGGGCGAGCTGACCGGCCGGGCCGATGTCCAGGACGATCTTGCGGCCCGGCGCCGCCGGCGGCGCAGATGAACGCCCGCGCGGATCTCCGCTCGATCGCCTTCGCCGATAGCTTCCTCGTTCCGTTCGAGGAGGCGATCGCCTTTCACCGCCAGAAGGTGAACCTGCCGACATCGTCATGGCGGGATCTCGAAGGCCGGTCACACGATCGCGCCTTTGTCGTTGCCGGCGCGATGAAGGAAGCACTGCTCGCGGATCTGCGCGCCGAGGTCGACAAGGCCATCGCCGGCAAGCTCACGCTGGAGCAGTTCCGCGCCAACTTCGACGAGATCGTCCAGGGCCATGGCTGGACCGGCTGGCGCGGCGAAAATTCGGCCGCCGGCCGGGCGTGGCGCACCAAGACGATCTTCCAGACGAACCTGACGACGGCCTATGCCGCCGGCCGCTATCGGCAGATGACCGACCCGGACATCGTCAAGGTCTTCAAATGGTGGCGCTATCGCCATGCCTTCTATCGCACGCCCGAGCAGCCCCGCCCGGAGCACGTGAGCTGGAACGGGCTCGTCCTGCGCTGGGACGATGATTGGTGGAAGGCGCATTATCCGCCCAACGACTGGAATTGCTCCTGCGGCGTCGAGACCCTGTCCGACCGCGACCTGAAGGCCGAGGGAATCGAGCCCGGCGAAGCGCCGGCCGATACCATGCGCGCGGTGCGTGATCCGAAGACGGGCGAGAACGTCGAGGTTCCCAATGGCATCGGCTTCGGCTGGGATCACACTCCGGGCCGCGACTGGTCGCAGGGTCTCGTCCCGCCGGCGCTGCAGAACCCGCTACGACCATCGGTCGGCCCGGTAAAGCCGGCGCCCCAGCCCGACACACTGTTGCAGCGGGCTCGCCCTTTCCAGTCCGAGCTGATGCCGGACGGGCTGGAGCCGAAGGCATATGTCGACGCCTTCCTCGGCGAGTTCGGGGCCTCGGTCGATGTCGGCAAGATTTGGCGCGACCCATCAGGGCACGCCATCGCTGTATCCGACCAGCTCTTCCGCGATGGCCGGGGCTCATGGAAAATCCCGTTCCAAGGCCGCGAGAACCACGTCCTGCGGCTTGCGGAAGCGATCAAAGACCCTGACGAGGTCTGGTTGGATTGGGCGCTTGATCCGGCGGGGCGTTCGCGCTTGGTCCGTCGCTATCTGCGGACTTCACCTGATAGCCCGGAGTTCGCCGCCTTCGCCTGGAGCAATTCGGGATGGTACGGCGCGACGGCCTTTTCGCCAAAAGGCGGGCGCTTGCTCCTGCCGGACCCCGGCTATCTGGAGCGGCAGCGGCGCGGCGCGCTGCTCTGGAAACGACCGGAGGAGAAATGATACGGGCGGCCTTCCGACCTGCCGCCCGCAATGCCGGTGCTTGGATTCCGCAGTCGGGGGATCGCCGGCACGCTCAACATAGTCGCTCCGAGGGCTCGTCTCAATGGTAGAGATCCGCGCCACGCTCAATCTTGCTGATCAGGCCGCTGCCGACAAGCTGCTCGGCGGTCTCGCGCGCAAGGCGCAAAACCCCACCGGCGGCTTGAAGATCATCGGCGAACGGCTGCTGCGCGAGCAGAACCGACGCTTCGAGACGCAGACCGATCCTGACGGCAAGCCATGGGCGAAGCTGAAGCCGCTCACGGTATTGCTGCGCGGCTCGTCGGGACCGATCCTGCGACGCTCGGGCAACCTGATGCGCTCGGGGGCGTGGCAGGTTTCGGGTGCCACGCTGCGCATCGGCCTCAACACCATCTATGCCGCCGCCCAGCATTTCGGCGCGACGATCGTCCCCAAGAAGGCAAAGATGCTCGCTATCGGTATCGGCTCGGCGAACATTGGCCGCTCGCGCGGCGGGCTCATTCTCGGCAAGGCGTCGAACCAGCATCCTGGCAATGTCGTGATGGCGCGGAAAGTCACCTTGCCGCCTCGCCCGATCGTCGGCTTCGGCGCCCGTGACCAGAAGGCGACCGAGGAAGCCATTGCCGATTGGCTGGAGGTCGAACGCGGTTAGCCCTTAGTTGCACACGGCAAACGTGTACATCGAGCTTGTTCGCCCACCGACGCCACAATTAGGATCGTCCCGGTTTGGGGTTCTGTTTTGATAGGGGAAGCGTGTTGACCGTTGATAATTGGATTGCCATCGCAGGCATCGTCGCGACCCTGCTAGCTGGTGGCGGCTGGTACTATTCTCGCAAGAGAAATTCCATTCGGAACAATCAAAAACAAGTCATCAAGGGAGGTTTCGGTATCCAGTCTGGCAGGGACGTGAAAATCAATGACAAATAAGCAAGATCAACGCGTCGCAGAGGGCGGAACAGCTATACAGGCGCAGCGCGATATAAATATCGGAATGAGCAAAACTGAGATGATTGAGATTCTCGGGCATCTCGTTAATTTACAAACCAAATACAGAGATGAAGCCTTGGCTACGGTCGAAGCTCGACTTGCCTCTTTTAAGGATCAATTAGCTAAGGAATTCATAAGCGGAAAAGCAAATACCGAGGCTTTAAAAGATCCTGATTTTCAATTCATGCTTGCAGCCGCGCAAGAATCTTTTGCGCGATCCGGATCAGAGGAAGTTAGCGGCACTTTAATCGATATTATTACGTCAAGGTCGAATGCACCCGAAAATTCAATTCGGGCAATAACTTTAAACGACGCCGCATCGCGTGCGCCAAAGTTGACCAAGTCCGAATTTGCGGCTCTATCGACGAAGTACATTCTTTCGCGTACCATAAACATCGGAATAAATAACGTAGAGTCGTTCAATAACTATATAAAAACAAAGGTATTACCTTTCGTCGACGATCTTCCTATCAGCGATACGTCCTATCTGCACATTCAGGCGCAATCAGTCGGCTCGATATCGATGGGAGAAAGCCCATTGATAGGTATCCTCGCAAGTAATTATGGAGGGGTGCTTGGAAGGGGAGCTCCATTTCAGAATTTTGAAAATATGGTTTCGGGCAAAAAGGATTTGATTGGCAAAGTAATCCAGCCATGCCTGAGAGATAACAGCAAATTTCAGCCAAATGGGCTGAATGAAGAACAATTCAAGAAAATTCATGTAGACAGTGGATTAACACAAGAGGAATTGAGCAATATTTGGTCGACATTTCACAATTCAATTCCACAAGAAATGGATTTCGTTACAATGATCGAAAACGATTGCCCCGGCTTCTCCAAGTTATATGATCGTTGGCAGGAGACCCCGCTAAAATCTCTTGATCTGAACTCAGTTGGCATAGCGATCGGCCACGCAAACGCAGTGCGACTGGTTGGCTTTGATGCTCCGCTATCCGTCTGGCTCGGGTGACCACTGACCATGCTCGGCGCACAGCTGGGCATTTCGGCTTTCCAGAAAACCACACAGAGGCTCTCTGACGGCCGTCGTGCGGCCTCAGCCCTCGCTGTAGCGGGCCGCCCCGCCGACCCCCGTCAGAACCCCGTCAGAATCGCGGCAATCGCGTGCCGCGTTTTGAGGGCGCCCGCACACGAAGGCCGGGCTTGCGTGTCGGGCCGGCAAATGCTGTTTTAGGCCCGCCCTTCGGTTGTCGCGAATCCCGCCGACACTGTCGGCTCTGATCTCCTTCTTTGCATCCCTAAAGCTGGTCCTCGCTCGATTGACGTGAGGACGCGAATGACCGCGACGGGAGGCAGCCATGAAGTGAGGACCGTCGAGGTCTTCAGGCCCGGCACGTTTACGCCGATGTCAGGCCAGCCCGTCACCTTCTCGGCGGCAGATCTCAAGGCGCTTTGCTCGATATACGACCCGGCCGGTGCTCCGGCGCCTGCCGTGGTCGGTCATCCCAAGACGGACGATCCTGCCTTCGGTTGGGCCTCGGCCTTCCGCTTCGACGAGAGCGCTCAGCGCGTCGTCGCCGATATCGGCGAGCTGGAGCCGGCCTTCGCCGAGGCGGTGGCCTCTGGCCGGTACAAGAAGATCTCGCTTTCTCTCTTCCAGCCGAATTCGCCCAACAACCCGAAGCCCGGCTCCTACTACCCCAAGCATATCGGCTTCCTCGGTGCTGCGGCCCCGGCCGTCAGCGGCCTGAAGCCGGTCAGCTTCGCCGGCGATGATGCCGGGACCGTCACCTTCGAATTCGCCGATGCGGGTGCCCTGCGCGATGTCGCGGGCCTTTTCCGCAGCATGCGCGACTTCTTCATCGAGAAGTTCGGGCTGGAAGCTGCCGACCAGGCGCTGCCGAGCTGGACCATCGGCTGGATCGACGATGCCGCCGATCGCGATCCGCGACCGGCCGGTTCCGATCTCGGTTTCACCGCCCCTTCCCCCACCCCGACCCCGGAGCCCGGAATGTCGACTGCCACCGCCGCGATCGACGCGGCAGCGCTCGTTGAGCGCGAACAGCGGCTGGAGAAGCGCGAACGCGCCGCTGCCCATGCCGAAAACCTTGCCTTCGCCGAGAAACTGATCGGCGAGAACCGGCTCCTGCCCACGCTGAAGGACAGCGTCGTCAACCTGCTCAACGGCCTGCAGCCGGTGAACGGCGTCACGCTGGAAGTCTCCTTCGCCGAGGGGGACGCCACGAAGACGACGCCGGCGCTCGATCTGGTGAAGCAGATCCTGTCCGCGCAGCCGGCCGTCGTCAGCTTCGGTGCTGCCGATCTCGGCGGCGCCGATGTCGGTGCCATCGATTTCGCCCTGCCGGATGGCAAGGCGGCCGATCCGGCTTCGGCCGCGCTGCATGCCAAGGCCGTCGCCTTCCAGGCGGCGCACCCGGGCACCGAATACATGGCGGCCGTCGCCGCCGTCAGCCGCTGAGGAGGTTGCGGTGCAGTACCAGACGATCAGCCACACCTTTCAGGCGACTGGCAACGGCGTCCAGAAGCGCTTCGTGAACTATGCCGGCGCCCAGGCCGCCGCCGCCGATATCCCGCTCGGAGTCGCCCGCATGGACTTCAAGGCCGGCGATCAGGCCGCCGCTGACATCATCGGCGTGACAGCCGTCGAGTCGGGCGGCGCCGTTGCTGTCGGCGCCAGCGTCGTTCCCGACGCGCAGGGCCGCGCCGCCGCCGATCCGATGACCGGCGGCAACCCCGCCGCCAATAGCGCGGGTCGCGCCATCAACGCCGTCACGGCCGCCGGCCAGACGGTTTTCGTCAAGCTGAAGTGAGGTAACGCCGATGCGCGGCATGAATACCCAGCAGGCCGGCGTCGTCGACGTCATCCTGTCCAATTTCGCCCGAGGCTATTCCAACCCGGAGATGATCGCTCACCGCGTCGCCCCGGTGGTCGACGTGCCGGCCCGCAACATGCTGTTGCTCAAGTTCGGCAAGGAGGGCTTCCGCAAGCTCAACACCCGCCGCGCCCCCGGCACGCCGATGCTGACTGTCCAGTACGGCTACGGCGCCGATCCGATCGCCCTCGTGCAGGATGCGCTGCAGGGCCTCGTGCCGATGGAGATCCAGGAGGCGGCGAAGGCGGTCCCGGGTATCAATCTCGGCCAGCGCGCCGTGCAGATGGTGATGGCGCAGCTCGACCTCGGCTACGAGATCGAGACCGCCGGCATCGTCATGAACGCCGCCGGCTACGCGGCGTCGAACAAGGTCGCGCTTGCGGGCGCCGACAAGTGGACGGACCCGGCCAGCGATCCGAAGAAGGACGTCGATGACGCCAAGGAGGTCATCCGCCAGCGCATCGGCCGCTACCCCAATCAGATGACGATCGGCGCCAAGGGGGCGCGGGCGCTCTGCGATCACCCGAAGATCAAGGAGCAGTTCAAGTACACCTCCGCCGAGTCGATCACGATCGAGATGGTGGCGCGCTATCTGCAGCTCGACGAGATCCTTGTCGGCAAGGCCGTCTATCTGCCGGACGGCACGGCCGACGATGCGGTCGCCACGGACGTCTGGGGCTCCGACGCAGTCCTGTCCTACGCATCCAAGGAAGGCAACTGGCTCGTCCCGAGCTTCGCCTACACCTATCGCCTGCAGGGTTATCCGAGCGTGGAAGCACCCTGGTACGACCGCGACATCCGCTCGTGGAAGTATCCGACCGTGCAGGAGCGCCGCCCCTACATGGTCGGCGCCGACGCCGGCTTCCTCTTCCAGGGAGTGGCGTGACATGGCCGAGGAGAGGAAGGAATTTCCCGCCCTCGGACCGGTCAAGGTCGGCGGCAAGCGCTACGAGCCGGGCGACACCGTCGCCCTGACCGCTGCCGAGGCGGCCGAGCTGAAGAAGCTCGGCATCATCGCCGACCCGCTGACGCCCGAGCAGATCGCCGAGGCCCGCGCCGCCAAGATCTCGGCCTTCGTCATGTCGCTGACCATCGCCGACATGGGCAAGAAGAACGCCCTGACCAACGCCGGTCGCGCCAAGGCTGAAGCCACGCTCGGCTTCGTGCCCGAGGCCGACGAACTGCGGCAAGGCCTGGAGGCCTGGGCCAAGGCGCAGGACGCCCAGGACGCCGAGGCCGACGCCTCAAAGGAATAACCCCGGAGAGGGTCCGGCCGCGCCCGCATGCTGCGCGTCCGGTTAGGGCCATCGGCCCCGGACAACCCACGGATAGGCGCCTGCCGGCATGCGGGGCAGGCGCCACCCTCTACCCACGGACATCGTCATGACCCAGCATTCCGGCCTGCCCGTCGCGGGCTATCGCCCCCAGCAGGACGAAGCCGTCGCCCTCGTGAACGCGAACAAGCGGGCCGAGGAGGAGGTTCTGCGCGTTCTCGATGGTCTCGCCCTCCGCAAGTACATCGACAAGCGCTGGCTCGCGATCGGGCGCACCGAGATCGAGAAGGGCTTCATGGCGGTCAACCGTGCCGTCTTCCAGCCCGAGCGCATCGCCCTGCCCGGCGATGACGCGCAGCAGTGAGCCTCAGACGTGCTGACGGTCGAGGACATGGTGGCGACGTTCGGCGAGGAGGAAATGCTCCAGATCGCCGGCGTCGGCTCGCGCGACTTCCGCGAGCTGGATCGCCCGAAGATCGAGGAAGCCCTCGCCTTCGCCGTCGCGATGGTCGTTGGCTATGTCCGCGACCGCTGGCCGGCGGCCGTCAACGGCACGTCGATGCTGAAGGGCTTCGTCGCCGATATCGCCCGCTGGCGCCTGCGCGGCCGCGGTGGCCAGCAGACGGCCATGAACGAGACCGTGCAGAAGCGCTACGACGAGGCCATCGGCCGGCTGAGGGATATCGCCGCCGGAAAGCTCACCCTCGATATCGAGCCCGAACCGGGCGCCCCGGTTCCGCCTGATGCCGCCAACGAGCTGCGGATCATCGGCCACATGCCGCCGGCCCGCGCCGCCTCGCTCTTGGAGGGCTTCTGATGTCTCCGCTGCCTGACTTCATCGTGCCGGCCGATCATCCGGCCTCGCGCGAAACCCGGGAGGCGCAAGGGGCGCCTCCGCTGTCGCCGATCGACGCCGTCGCTGATGCGATGGTCGAGCGGCTGAAGCAGCGGCTGCCCGGTTCGGTCGCGGTCGAGCATTTCCCGGACAAGCCCGAGGAATACGACTTCCCGGGCCATGATGCCGCCGCGCTCGTCATCTGGGATGGATCGACCTTCGATCAGGCTGGGCCGACTGGCGAACAGGGCACCCGCGAGGCGCTGCGGATGGGCGTTGCGCTCATCGTACGCAGCCTGCGCGGCCCATCGGGCGCCTATGCGCTGAAGCACGAGATTCAGAAGGCGCTCCATGGTCAGTCCTTCGCCGGCGCGACGGGCCTTCGGCCGGTCAAGGCCGATCTCGAACGCCAGGGCGAGAACGTCTTCCAGTACCTGCTCGTCTTCGAAGGCAAGGTTCCCACCCTCCCGATCCGTCCGGCCGGCGTCGCCATGCCGGCATCTGCCCACCGCTGAGGAGCCCCCATGGCGAACAAGACCTACATCTGGAAAGGGCCGCAGACGGCAGCCGACGTTTGGAGCGAGCCGCACGGCCAGGACGTCACGCTGATCTTCTCCGGCCAGCTCGTGGCCGACCGTGAAATCCCGGTGCCGCTCCCCGACGACAACAGCCTTGTCAAGAGCTGGCTCGCCTTCGGGCTGATCGAGGAGAAGCCGGCCGGCCGCGCGAAGCCCAGCACCAAGCTCGAAAACGAGGAGAAAGCCGATGGCTAACTACCATCACGGTCCCGAGGTCGTTGAGCGTTTCGAGGGCGGCAACGCCGTTCGCGACGTCAAGGCCGCGACCATGTATCTTGTCGGCACTGCGCCGATCCAGACAGTGCATGCGACGCCCCAGGCGCGCGCGGGCTATATCGAGACCGATATCGTCATCCGCCGGAAGGAAGATGCGGTCGCGGCTTTCGGCGAGTTCAGCGAAGGCGCCGGCTATTCGATTCCGTCCGCCCTGCATTCGATCTTTAACAAGGATCGCGGGCGCGGCGTCGGCACGATCATCGTGCGCAACGTCTTCGACCCTGACGTCCACAAGGAAGGCGCCGTACCCGACCCGACCAAGGTTACCCCTGTCGAGATCGTCGGCGAGCTGACGGCTGCCGGCAAGCCGAAGGGGCTGGAAGCGGCGATGTATACCTACGGGAAGTTCGGCTACTTCCCGCGCCGCATCATCACGCCCGGCTTTTCGACGACGCTGTCGGTGCGTCAGAAGATGCTGACGGTGGCGAACAAGGTCCGCGCCCATGCCATCACCGATCTGCCTCCCGGGTTGACGAAGCAGGGCATCGTCGCCAAGCGCGGCGTCAGCCAGGACTATCAGCTCGGCGACGATCGGCTCGTCTATTGCGCGCCGCACGTCATGGCGCTCGACGCCGTCACCGCTGACCAGTCGCTGCAGCCGCTGTCGCAGCATTTCGCCGGCGTCTGGAACGAAGTCGTCAACCGTGAGGAAGGCGATGACGATGGCGGCCCGTCCGCCAGCCCGTCGAACCGCTCCATGCCGGACGTCTCCGGGCTGGAGATCCCTCTCGCCTTCTATCCCGGCGACGTCAGCTCCGACACGAACTTCCTCAACGAGGCCGGCATTGTCTGCGCCAACATGGGTGAGTTCGGCGCCGGCATAAAAACGTGGGGCGCGCATGCATCGAGCATGGGCGCGACCAGCGCCTCGCAGGTGACGAAGTGGCTGCACGTGCGGGCCATGTACGACATCCTGCACGAGTCGATCCTCTGGTACCTGATGCCCTACATCGACAAGCGCGGCACGCCGCAGCGCGTCGATTACATCGAAGATCAGATCCAGCGCTACGTGAACACGAAGGAGCGTGACGGCTGGCTCTACGGCGCCCGCTTCGCCTTCGACCGCGCCAAGAACACTCCCGAGGAGATCTTGGGCGAAGGGCGCTTCTGGTACCGCCTCGACGGCGCGCCCATGGCGATCATGCACCGCATCACGGTCGAGAGCTACATCGACCTCAACCTCGTGCGCTCGGCCCTCGGGCTCGGCGGCGCCACCAGCGCGTAAGGAGCGACCATGCGCGAGATCCGCATCGGCCAGACCACGAATTCCGACGTCTATCTCGAAGGCGCGCGCCTCGTCGGCCGCGTCAAGGAGTTCTCGCTCGACAAGGTCGGCTATGAGCGCGTCACCCATGAGGCGCTGGGCATGGTCGGCAAGGTCAAGTTGCCCGGCCGCACCATGGAGCCGATCGACGCGGAGATCACCTTCTCCTGGCTCGAAACCGAGGTCATGATCCAGACGGCCCTGCCCAATCGCGGTCTGACGTTCCAGTTCGAGAAGTTCGTCGACATCTTCGACCAGAACGGCCTCGTCACCGCCGAGGGCTATCGCATCATCACCACGACGACGCTGCTGTTCGCCGAGGAGACGATGGACGCCTTCAAGGCCGGCGACGACGCCATCGGCCGCAAGCACGCCTGCTCAGTCATCCGCTACGCGGTGAAATCCACCGAGACCGACCAGCTCATCCGCGAATACGCGCCGATGGAGAACATCAACCGCGTCAACGGCCAGGACGTCTGGCCGACCTACTGAGGAACCACCATGACCGAAAAAGCCATGCGCTCGCCCAAGACCGTCATCCTGAAGCGTTCGAAGATCGTCGTCGTCTTCGATCAGGACTTCGGGGTGCCCGAGACCCTCGCCGCGCAGAAGGCGTCCGGCAAGAATTCCAGCCTCTTCTCGCTCTATCTTGCGCAGCAGATCGCCACCTTCGACGGCAAGAAGCTCACCATGGGCGAGATCCGCGAGAAGATCCTCGGCAAGGACTATCTGCAGCTCACTGGCGAAATTCTCGGTGACGATGACGACGCCGAGGAGGCGGCCGGCGACGACGAGGGAAAGTCGCTGCCCAACTGAAGGATGGTCTGCCGACATCGTCGGCGGTCATCTTCATGATCGGTCGCGGCTGGCGGTTCAGCGAGCTGATGGCGATGTCCGCCCGCGACTTCATGCACTGGTTCCGTGAACAGGAGGCAGCCGCCGAGGCGGAGGCCGAAGCCATCAGGAAGGCGGGCGGCCGACGTTGAGGCCGCCCCGGCGAGGCCACGATGCGCGTCCAACTCATTCTTGAAGCTGTCGACCGCGCTTCCCGTGTGATCGAGGGCGTCCATCGGGCCTCAGTCGCGCTCAACAACTCCGATACGGTCGCGAGCGTCCAGGCGGCCAAGGAACGCGCCGGCCAGCTTCAGGCGCAGGCGCAGGCCAATCTTGTCGGCGCTATCGCCACTTCGGCGGCCGCCGCTGCACCCATCGCGAAGGCCAAAGGCCAATACGACACCTATGAGGACGTCCTGACTGACGTCGGGCTGAAGGCCGATCTTACCGGCCAGAAGCTGGCCCAGCTTGGCGACCGCACCCGCAAGCACGCCATCGCGCTCAACACCAGCTCGGTCGATCTGCTGAAGGGCTTGGACAAGCTTGCGGAGGGCGGTCTCGCGCTCGACAAGGCTGAACCCGTCAACCTCGTGAACGCCAAGGCGGCCATCGCCTCGAAAGCCGCGATCGAGGATCTCAGCAAGACGGCCGTCGCGCTGGTCAACAACCTTAAGGTCGCTCCCGAGGAATACAGCAAGGCGCTCGATGCCATGTCGATCGCCGGCAAGGAAGGCCAATTCGAGCTGAAGGACATGGCGCGCTACATGCCGCGCCTCGGCGCGCAGTACGCGGCCATGGGGCAGACCGGCGTGAAGGCCGTCGCGGATCTCGCTGCCGCGATGGAGGTGGTCCAGGGCGTCACCAACAACAGTGAGACCACAGCCGCCGGCCTGCGCGACGTCCTGACCAAGATCACCTCGGAGAAAGCCGTCAAGGCGTTCGACGCGATCGGCATCGACATCAAGGACGTGATGAAGAACGCCCGGGCGGCGAACCGTCCGATCGAGGCCATCGTCGAGGCGGTGAACAAGCTGACCGGCGGCGATACCAGCCGGATCTCGGAGATCTTCGGCGACGTGCAGGCGCAGTCGGCCATCACCGGCCTGATCCAGAACTACGAGAAGTTTCTCGAGATCCGTCAGAAGGCCCTTGCCGGACAAGGGTCGGTCGAGCGCGACTTCCTCACACGTATGGGGCTCGGCGTCGAAAAGGCACGCGCTGTGACGGTGGCCTTTAGCGAGCTTGGAACTACGTTGGGGCAGGCGTTCGCGCCCATGCTCAACGCCAAAGCAGATCAGCTCGTCAAGCTGGTGACGACGGTAGAAGCATGGGCCAAGGCGAATCCGGAGCTAGCCTCCACCATCGCCATGGTGGTGACGGCCGTGACGGGCGGGATGGTCGCCATGGCCGCCTTCGGCTTCCTGATGGCCAATCTGCGAGTTGCCATCCTCGCATTGTTCGCGCCTCTCCGCTTCCTTGCCCTTGCTGTCAGCACCACCTTGGCCTTCTTCGGTGCGATAGGCTCGACAATCTCGGCCGGCATTGCGGCGGTCGGCGGCTGGGGCGCCGCCTTTGGCATCCTCGCCACCCGGGTCGGTGGCGTGTTGTCTTGGCTCGTCGCGCCGATCGCCATGGTCGCGCGCGCCTTCGTCGGCCTCGGTGTCGCGATGATGACCACGCCGATCGGATGGATCATCGGCGCCATCGCGCTCATCGCCGGCGGCGCCTATCTGATCTACCAGAATTGGGACCAGCTCGGGCCGTGGTTCGCGCAGCTCTGGGCGACGATCGGCGCCGGCATGCGGGCCGCTTGGGAGGGCATCGTCACCTTCTTCTCCGGGCTCGGCGGTCGCGTCTCGGCCGCGATCGGCGCCGGCTGGTCCTCGGTGACGGGATGGTTCGAGTCGCTGACCTGGCCGAACCTGCCCGAGTTCCCGAATGTGCTGGAGAAGATCCGCGCAGTGCTCGATCCCGTCGTCTCCTTCCTCGGTGATTGGGGTGGACGGCTCTTCGGTGCTTTCGAGAGCACCTTCGGCCGGGTGATGACCTTCATCGACGGTGTCGCCGGTCGCATCGGCAGCGTCGTCGGCGGCATCACCGGCGCGCTCGGCAAGGTCAGCGACTTCGTCTTCGGACCGAGCGTGGCCTCGGTGACGGCGACGACTGAGCAGGCCGCAGCCGCGAAGGCCGCGATCGACGCTATCGCGCCGGCGGCGCAGGCGGCGGCAGCCTCAGCCACGGCGACCTTCGCCGGGATCAGCTTCTACAGCCATGGCGTGGCGATGATGGAGACGCTGGCCTCGGGCATCCGGGCCGGTGCCGCGTCGGCCGTTGCCGCCGCCCGCGAAACGGTCCAGCAGATCCGCGACCACCTTCCGCATTCGCCGGCGAAGGTCGGCCCGCTCTCCGACCTCGATCGCGTCCAGTTCGGCCAGACGCTCGCCGGCGCCATCACAGCCGGCGCCCCGGCGGCCGTCGCAGCAGTGCACGCGCTGACCGCCGGTATGGCGGGCGCGCTGCCCTCGAACGTTCAGGCGCCAGCCTTCGCTGAACCCGCTCCGGGGCTGTCGCAGCCTGCCGCCTCGGCCGGCGCCGGCGGCGCGGGCGGCGTCAGCGCGGGCGGCGGGATCTCTGTCGCTCTGACGTTCTCGCCCAACATTTCGGGTGCTGCCGGCCCCGAGCTGGTCCAGCAGCTCCGCGCCGTCCTGCCCCAGCTTGGGCACGAGTTGGCTGAGCTGATCCGCGCCGAAATGGATCGGCGCGAACGCACCAAGCACTGAGGGTTCGCCATGGCCTATGCACTTCTCGGCGACATTCGCATCGGTGATGCGGTCTGGACCGGGCCGACTTCCGCTGGCGAGGGCAAGAAGGCCGCTCGTCCCGAGCATAAGGTCTCACGCGGCAAGCCCGTCCGGCAGGACATGGGCGACGAGCTGGATACCAAGCGGCTGGAATTCTTCTTCGACGAAACCTTCTGCGAGCCGCAGGCCGAGCTGGACCGTCTCATGGCCGCATACGACTCACGTCGCGGCCTCGACTTCGTTGCCGGCGACGGCAGCTTCACCGGCGTCCGCTGGGTCATCGACGCCATGGACGTCAAGACCCTGAAGACGACGCCCCATGGCCGCCCCGTGCGGATGAACATCACGCTCGACATGGTGGAAGATCCCGACCCGTCGCCGCTCGAAACGCTGTCGGCCATTGCAGTCGCCGGTGCCTCGGCGCTCACCAGCGGCACAATCGGCCAGATCACGGCAAAGGTCGGCTCGGCATGATCCGTTATCTCGACCATGAGACCGGCCCGAATGAGCGTTGGGACCATCTCGCCTATCGCTACTATGGCGATGCGAACCGGACGTCGCCGATCATCCGCGCGAACCGAAATCTCTTCATCGACACGCTCGGGCCGATCCCGACCGTGCTGCCGGTCGGCCTCACCCTCCGCATTCCGATCCTCGATCCCGAACCGATCGCGGCCGAGGCATTGCCGCCGTGGAAGCGGGGCGCCGCATGAGCCTGCGCGAGCCCGACTTCAAGCTGTTCTATCGCAACGTCGATATTTCGAGCGAGCTGGACCCGCATCTGCTGTCCTGCACCTATACCGACAAGCTCGACGGCGAGGCCGACGAGATCGACGTCACCGTCCAGGACAAGCAAGGGCTCTGGCGCGGGCCATGGTGCCCGGAGCATGGCGACACCGTCGAGCTGTGGATCGGCTACAAGGGCCTGCCCTTTGTCTATTGCGGCTCTTTTGAGATCGACGAGCCGAACGCCCGGCTCGGCCGGGGCGGTGACACCTTCAGCTTCAAGGGCGTTTCGGCGCCGGTGACGAAGGCGGTTCGGACTCGCAACAATGCCCGCTTCGAGAAGCAGAAGCTGAAGCAGATCGCCGAGAAGATCGGCTCCAAGCACGGCATGGAGATCGTCGGCACGCCGCCGGACATCTATTTCGATCACATCGCGCAGCGGCGCGAGCGGGATCTGGAGTTCCTGTCGCGGCTGGCCAAGGACTATGGCGCTTATTTCGCGGTGAAGGGCCGCAAGCTCGTATTCCTTGAGCGCAACGAACTGCATGACCGCGATGAGATCTTCACCATCCACGCCGACAGCGACGAGTACATCACCGCCGACCTGAAGCGGGCGGCGCATAAAACCTATTCGAAGGCCAAGGCCAGCTATTTCGAGGGCAATGAGAAGAAGAATATCGAGGTCGAGGTCGAGGACAAGAACGTCAAGACCGGCGACACGTTGCGCCTGGACGAGCGCATCGAGAACGAAGGTCAGGCGCGGGCTCTGGCAAAATCCCGCCTAGAATACGAGAACCTGAAAAAGCAATCCGGCAACATCGTCATGACCGGCAACCCGCTTGCGCTCGCCGGCAACAATTTTGCGCTGGATGCCGGCTTCGGCAAGTGGATGGGCAAGTACATCATCAACTCGTCCCGCCACCACATCGTCAGAGCGCAGGGCTACACCACCAATATCGAGTTCAAGCATGTCGGCGCGGCCAGGGATGCCGAGGCCGGCAAGAGCAAGGCGCCGGCGGCGGGAAAATCCGTCTCGACCAGCGGCTTCGCCTCGCCCACACAGAGGCAGTGACATGGCAGGCGATCGGGAAGGCAACTCGGCTTACAAACGCGGTATCGTGTTGGAGAACGACGACGCCAACGCGCGGTCCCGCGTCCGCTTTGCCGACGAGGACGATACCGTCTCGCGCTGGCTCTATTGGAACATGCCTGCCGCCGGCGCCTCCAAGGTCTATATGGGTCCGGACGTCAATTCGCAGGTGAATTGCCTCGTCGATCACAACGGCGAGGACGGCTGCATTCTCGGCGCCTGCTATTCGAAGGCCGATCCCACGCCGACGAGCAACGGAAAGCTCATCAAGGCGAAGATCGAGGGCGGGCTGGATATCGAGGTCGACAAGGCTTCCGGCTCGATGACGATCAAGCTGCCGACGAAGTTCGTGCTCGATGTCGGTGGCACTACCTTGGAGCTGACCCCGGCGGGAGTGAAGATGCTGGCCACGAAATACGATCTGGACTGACCATGCCGGGCATCGTTTGCAAGGCAGTCGACAGTGCCGGCGGCGCCCAGATCGCCGGCGGTCAGTCGAAAGTCCGCATTCGGGGGCAGCTTGTCGTCGTGCTCGGCGATCCGGTCGAGCCACATGGCATCCCGCCGCACTCGCCCATGCCGGTGATGGTTCAGGCATCGACGCGGTTTCGGATTCAGGGTAAGCAGGTCTGCCGCGAGGGCGACGCCGCAAGCTGCGGTCATACCAGCAGCGGACGCCCCTTCTTCATCATCCCCTGACGCACCCGCCGACGCTGTCGGCTCCGATGGTCCGCGTCCGCGCACTATCGCTCGGTCATGCTCGACCGGCGCACCATCACCAATCTGCACTGGCAGCCGCGCATCGGCCGGAACGGCGCCGACACGCTTGGGCAGATCGTCGCCGGTCTCGATGATGTCGAGCAGTGCATCAACACCATCGTCCTGACTGAAAAGGGCTCGGTACCGACCCAGCCGGAAAAATGCACTCGGCTGGCGCCCTATGTCGATCGCCGCCCGGACTATGCCATCCCGAACATCAGCCGCGAGATCTTCAACGCCGTCAGGATTTGGGAGCCCCGCGTTGTCGTCGAGCGCGTGACGATCACTCAGGATGACTTCGCGCATTTCCGTTTCCCGGTGTTCTGGCGCCTGCGCGACGACGTCACCCGTACCATCCGCCAGACAGTCGTGATCCTGCCCGCCACCCGGCGCCCGGAGACCATCAATGGCGCGGCGTGACGAACCCGGTCCGTATTCGCTCGATGCGCTCGCTCAGCTCCCGACGCCGGCGCTGCTGACGACGGACGCGTCCGTCTGGAAGGCCCGCCTCGTCGAGTGGTTCGAAGGCGAGACCGGCCGCACGCTCTATCCCATGCAGATCGAGATGCTGCAGATCGAGGCGGTCGCCTACGCCATGGGCGTGCTCGGCGAAGAGGGCCAGATGGTCGCCGAGCAGCATCTCGTCGCCAAGGCATCCCTGCTCGGCCTCCTCCTCCTCGGGGCCAATCGCTCGACGCCGCGCCTGCCGCCAGCCCATGCGGTAGCGAAGCTGCGTTTCACGGTAGCGCCCGCTCGGCCGACGAACACCTTCATCGGGCAGGGAACGCGCGTCTCGGCCGGTGACTTCGTCTTTGCCACGACTGCGCCCGCCGTCATCGTTGCCGGCGCACTGCAGGTCGAGGTCGTCGCCACAGCCGAGAGGGCCGGCGCCGCTGGCAACGGGTTTCTGCCCGGCCAGATCTCGACGCTGCTCGATCCGATCGCCGGCGTGGCCGTGAGCAACATCGCCGAGAGTGAAGGTGGCGCCGACGCTGAAGATGTCGAGCTTTATCGGATGCGCGTGGCCAACGCCTTCGATCGTGTCAGCACCGGCGGCAGTCATGGCTGGTATCGCGAGACGGCCATGGCCGTGTCCTCGGCGATCGTCGATGTCGGCGTGGTTCGGCCCCAGCCCTGCTATGTCGACATCTATCCGCTGACCACGGCCGGCGCCGCCGGCGTCGCCTTGCGCGATCAGGTCAAGGCGGTCTTCGACACGCAGGACAATCTCGACATCCGCTTCGGCGACGAAGTCACGATCAAGGCGGCAACGGCCGTTGTCGCCACACCAACACTGACGGTGCGGCTGCGCGGCGAAACCACCGGCGCGGCAGCCGTCGCGGCGTCAGCGGGCAACGTCCGGCTGACAGAGTGGCGCGAGCGACTGGCATCCGCGATCGCTCACGATCAGGTCGAGGACGTGGTCAAAGTAGCGCTGAGAGCAAGCGGCTTCGATGTGGTGAGCGTCGAGGTCGGCAACCTGCCTTTCCAGCAGCTCGCCGCCAGCGAGTTTCTGACGGCCGTCCCATTTGTCGCCGCTGGCGTCGCCGTGAGTGCGGTCAATGCCTGACCGCGTCGACATTCGCATCGTCCCGCCGTCGATCCACGACGAACGCTCGCGCGCCTTCGGCGAAGCCATTCGGCAGGCACTCGCAGATCCCGACTTCAAGCGCCTGCTCTTCGAATGGCTCGACACTGTCGACCCGCGCCTCTTCCCCTTCCTGATCCGGGAATTCGGCCTGCAGCACTTCGTCGATCCGGGCATGACCGAGGCCGTCATCCGGCGACTGCTGAAAGGCTCTTTCGAGCTACATCGCAAGATGGGCTTCATCACCGGCGTTCGCACCGGGCTCGACATGCTCGGGATCTCCATCACGAGCTGGAGCCAATGGTTCCAGCAGACGCCGAAAGGCGCTGCCGGTACGCATATCGCTACCGTCTCGGTCGACGACGAGGTCTTCGTAGACGAGGGTCGCGCCATCACCGCCCGGCTGCAACGTGCAATCGGCCGCATGGTCGCGCGCATGCAGCGCAAGAGCCAGTTCATTGCTCTGCGCTTTGGTGCCGAGAGCGAAGTCCCAGTCTACGCCGGCATGGTGACTGTCACTCGCCTGCGGGTTTCGCCATCCGTCGAGCCGATCACGACGCTGACCGCCAGGCCGCCGCTCTTCGCCGCTGCCGCCTTCTCTTCCCGTCTCCGTATCAGCCCGAGGATCGCATGAGCGACTATATCGGCGTCGTCACCAATATCGGCCAGGCCAAGATCGCCGCCGCGATCGGCGGCACGGCGCTCAACCTGGCAACCATCCGCGTCGGCGACGGCAACGGCGCGCCGATCGTGCCGAACGCCGCCATGGCCGATCTCGTGCGCCGGGTTGGCGCAGCCTATCCGATCATCTCCTCGGGCCGCGACCCGGTGAATGCCAACCACTGGCGCGTCACTGCGTTGATCCCTGTCGCTGACGGGCCATTCGACATCCGCGAGATCGGTGTGTGGGATGCGGCCGGCGATATGATCGCCGTCGCCAAGCACGTCCTCGTCGAGAAGCGCACTCCGGCACAGGGCGCGGCCGTCGAGCTGCTGACCGATATCGTTTTCCCCGTCTCCGAGACGGCCCAGGTCACGGTTCAGGTTACGCCCTCGGCGCAGATCTCAATCTTCCAAATGCTGCGCGCAGGCTTCACGGTCGTCGAAAGCGCGACAGTGGCCAATCCGCCCGGCGCCCCTGCGCTCGGCAGGACACATGTGGTTCCGGCAGGCCCCACCGGCGCTTGGGTGGGTTTGGCCGGCTATCTCGTGCAGTGGAATGGCATCGCCTGGGTCGCGGTCGATGTTCCGGCAGGTTTCGTTGTCGTTGATCAGAGCAAGGGGCGATACGCGGGCAACCGCTGGCTTGAGCGCACCGCGACGGGATGGGACTCGGGCCTCACGCGGTTCATTCAGCGCCAGCCCGGCAACTATGCGGTGGCGGGTGGCACGGCAAACTCGCTGACGGCGACGCTCGATCCGGCGCCCGCCAATTGGGCGGATCTGGACGGCGTGCCGCTCAGAATCCTGCTCTCGTCACCGAATACTGGCGCGGCAACGCTCGCGATCACGGGCTTAGCGACGGGTAAGCCGATCGTCTATAACGATGGTTCGGCGCCGCAGCCCGGTGACCTCACGGGTTTGGTCGAGGTCATCTATCGTGCGGCGCTCGACAAGCTTCAGATCACAAGCTTCTCTCGATCGTCGGCACTCAACACGCAGCGCTCCCAGCTCACGACCGATCGCGGGGCGGCGTTGCAGCTCACTGGCACCGACGTCATCACGCGGGTGACCAACTACGGCGCAGTCTATTCGTCCTTTCAGGGAGGCAGCACGTTCTCAGGGGGCGTCTTGACGATCGGCGCGGCCGACGCGGGGCTATGGTTCGTGGCAGGGCATTGCCGGCAGCCCTCCCCGAACGCGAGCGGTCAGGCGGTTTATCTCTACAGGAACGGCACACAGGTTTTGGCTTCTGACGGCGGCCCTGCCTTCGCGGCCGGGAGTATCGTGCACTCGAACGCCGCGCGGGTCGTGCAATTGGCGGCCGGCGACACGGTCGAGATGCGGTTGGTTCAGACCACCGGCGCCGATTTCACCTTCAACGACATCTACTCGTTTTCTGCAGTTCGGCTCGGAGCCTGACCATGCACACTCTGGCTTTTCCTGATCTGGCGGCCCTCACTGTCGTCTACAAGGCGCTGAACAGCGCGGACGCGGTCGCCTTCCAGGACGACGAAGGTGTGTGGCAGCTCGGGGTTCCCAATGACTTGGCGGCACAGGCCGATGCGCTGGCGCAGTCGCCGCCCGAGGTCGACTTGGGCAAGCTCAAGACTGCGCTGAAAGCGTCGATCGACGCCGAGGCCGAGCATCAGCGCTTGCGGTACATTACGCCCGGCGCCGGGCAGGCAATGACCTACGCCCGCAAGGTCGAGCAGGCCAAGGCTGCTCTGGCCGCCACAGATCCCCAGCCCGAACACTACCCGATGCTTGCCGCCTCGATCGGCATCGACGGCGCCGACATCGCCGCCGTTGCCACCACTGTCATCGCCATGGATGCCGCGTGGGAGCAGATCGGCGCGGCGATCGAGATGGCCCGCCTCGCCGGCAAGCGCGCGATCGATTTGGCTGAGAGCGCCGAGGCGGCCAGGGCTGTCGTTGTCGTCTGGCCGGAGGCTTGAGCGATGCGGATAGCAATCTGCCTAATCGCTGCGCTTGTCTTGGCCGCTTGCTCTTTGCCTCGCAACGGCCGCGACGGAATGGACGGCTATGGCGTCAGTGTCGGCCTTCGTCACGAGCTGAACCGCGATAGACAATAACGACGGGGCCGGGCCGAAACCCGGCGCGGGGCCAGCCGGGAAGCACGACCCCGCGAGCGTCAGAAGACCTTACCGCACCCCGCTTGCCGACGTCGGCGCAAGCGGTGTGTCTGAGTCGGGTCCAGAGAACAAGTGGAGAACATCAGATGCGCGAAATGCGGGGCCTTGCTGTTCAGGATGACAGCTGGCGCGCTCGCCGGTCGCGTCGAGATCAAGTGCCGGCGCTGCGGCGCCATCAACATCCTTCGGGCCGCCGAGCCCTCACCCGAGCGCCATGCAGAGCGTCCTTCAGGAGACCTCTCATGCCGCGCTTCGAATGCCGTCAGATCGGCAGTGCAACCCTCTATCGGGCTGACGCCCTAGAAGTCCTGGCCGCGCTCGATCGTGGCAGCTTCGGCGCCTGCCTCAGCGATCCGCCCTACAGCTCCGGCGGCAATGTCCGGGACAAGGCGCAGGCCACCTCGTCCAAGTACCTCGGCAACGAGCAGCGCAACCTCTATCCCGAGTTTCAGGGCGATACCCGCGACCAGCGCAGCTATCTCGCATGGTCGACGCTTTGGCTCGGCCGAGCGCGCGAGCTGGTCGCGCCGGGCGGCCTCGTCGGCGTCTTCAGCGACTGGCGCCAGCTCCCGGTGACCTCGGACGCCCTGCAGTGCGGCGGCTGGGTCTGGCGCGGCGTCGTACCGTGGGACAAGACCGAGAGCAGCCGCCCCCAGCTCGGACGCTACCGCAATCAGGCCGAGTATGTCGTTTGGGGCTCCAACGGTGCCCGCCCGCTCGCCGGCGCTGTTGCTCCCGGCGTTATGCGCCACTGCGTCCCGAGGAAGAAACACCACATCGCCGGCAAGCCGGTCGGGCTGATGGCCGATCTGCTGCGTCCGATGGAAGGCCCGATCCTTGATCCGTTCATGGGCTCGGCGACGATCGGCGTCGCCTGCCTGCAGCTCGGCCTGCCCTATGTCGGGATCGAGGTCGACGAGACGTATTTCGAGATCGCGTGCCAGAGGCTCGCGGCGGCGTTGGATGGCGAGCCATGAACTGCCGATGGTTCGATGAAGCCCGAAGTAATCGGGCTATTGCGGTCGCAACGATGTCGACGCCGGAAACGTTGTCTGCGCTCCGCGCCCTTTGTCAGACAGCCATTTTGGATCGATGGTCCGCGCGCCGCCTAAGAGGTATTGCAGGCCCACTGCTCTCGACCGCTCGCGGCGGGACAGACCCGAAGGCAACCACGCGATGAAGTCGGTGCCAGCCATCTCGTTGGTCAGGGCAACGCCTTGTGCGTACGTCAGCCGCTCAAGAAGGTTCCTCCACGCCCCGGCCGATAAACGTTCCCATGAACGGAAATTGTCGACCCGCGCGGCTTCGCACAGCGCAGCGTCGGCTTCATCGTCGAACTCGGTGGAGTATGGGACTTCAAGCAGGGTGGAAGCGCGGCGAGTGAAGAGCCCATTCCATTCGTACAGTAGTTCGTGGGTGTCCTTCGGAGAGATGGCCACCGTCGTCGCCTTGTCCGCAGCCGGACCAAGTCGCTTTTCGCAGTACGTAACCCAAACTCGGCTCAGCTCCATCGCGGCAACCTGCCTGAGTCGGCTCTTCATGGCGAGAAAGGAATGTCTCTATGGATGACCCGGTTCAGGGCGATCAGCTCAAGAGCATCGTCGAGCGCATCGAGCGCTTGGAGGAGGAGAAGAAGACGATCGCCGATGACATCAAGGAGGTCTATGCCGAGGCAAAGGGCAACGGGTACGACGTCTCTGTCCTGCGCAAGGTGGTGGCGCTGCGCAAGCGCGATCTCGACGAGCGCAAGGAAGAGGACGCTATCCTCGATCTGTACCTTCAGGCGGTCGGAGAGAGCGCATGATGGAGCCGGCGGAGGTCGCCTCCAGACTGAAGACTGCGGCCGACATGGAGATCGGCACCATCAACTATCTTGAGCGCTTTGCGGCAAAGGAAGATGGCGCGCCGGCTCTGTCTTTGATCCCCGGCGAGGTCCGCCGGCAGGCCGAAGCGCTCGGCGAGGCGCATCGTATCATGGTCGTTCTGACGAAACGGCCCGATCTGGCAGCGCTGATCCGCGCCGAGGTGGTTTCATGAGCGGCTGGATCGGCGTCGATCTCGACGGGACGCTCGCGCACTACGACGGCTGGAAGGGCGGCTCCCATATCGGCGCGCCCATCCCGGCCATGCTCACCCGTGTCCAGGCATGGCTTGCCGGTGGCCGTACAGTGAAGATCTTCACAGCGCGTATTGCCGTGCCCGAGCCGGATCGATCGACCGTGATCCGCATTATCCACGAATGGTGCGAGTTGCACGACCTGCCGCGCCTCGACGTCACGAACGTCAAGGACATCGCCATGGCCGAGCTATGGGATGATCGGGCGATTCGTGTCGTTCCCAACACTGGCGAGCCGCCGGCGGAGCTGTCGGCTGCATGGCTGGAGCGCACCGCTGCCGCGCTAGCCGGCATGGTGATCGACTATGTCGATGGCGGCATCCGTTCCAATCAGGATTGGCGCCGGGGGCTGGATGTTATCCTGCTCGCTCGCCTTCAGCGTTTATCTCGGCCGTCAGAGGCTCGGTCCATCGTCCCGCGCATCTGACGCCTCCGGATGTACGCCAATCAACAAGTGCAGCGAGAGTTCGCGTGATCAGGTGTCTTTCACGGGATTGAAGCGCTCCACCTCGAAACATGGCGGGAGGGAGCCGTAGTCGATCGGCACGCTGGCGTGAACGTTCTCAAAGATCGTCATGCTTACGGTAGCCTCGCGGCCACTCTCCCTTAGCCGAGCGATCGCGCTGAAGGATGTGTTCCTGTTGGCCTGAAACGACTTCCCCTCACCGAGGAAGCGCCCCGTGATCTCCCGGCTTTCAATGCTCATTCTCAGGGTATGGGCCCCGTACATCGCGCAAATGAAGTCGTGATCCTCAGTCCCGAATAACTGCAGCGGATCGTAGGCATTGAACACGACCAACACGGTTGGCTTCCCCTGCAACGAGGCCTTCCTCAGCTGAGATTTGCTGCGATTAATCCGCTTGCGAACGAAGGCCCCGACTTCACCCTCATGCACGATGTCGTCTTTCCAATTTCTCTTGGTCTCGATTTGCTTGATTTCGAAGATAATCTCTACGCCCGGGGCCACGGTGACGGCGTAGTCGGGTGTCTTGACCGCTTCGGTTGAGATCGGACGCCATGATAGTCCGTTGGCGTCAAGCCAACGCTCGAACACGATCTCTGAGCAGGTCTTTGACAT